CCCGTTTTGTCACTCTTAACCTTTCACTTATTCAAGGATGGATGCTTGGAAGCGCTTCTTATGATAATGTAAGTTATAGTGTTGCAGCAGAGGAAATTCATCCTAACGGAATTGACTTATCTCCTGATGGAACTGTTATGTTAATCACTGGCGTCCTAGGCGATGACATTGAATACTATACGCTTTCAACTGCTTTTGATGTTAGTACTGCTTCTCATAGCGGCACGATAGCGCCAGGGTTTGTCAAACCAAGAGGAATAAGATTTGGTGATAGTGGTAATAAAATTTTTGTTTGTGATTCATATCTCAACGAAATCTACAGTGTCCCGCTCAGTACAGCGTATGATGTTTCAACAGCAGGAACAAAAACTGGCAGCGGTACTCTTGGATCAATATCCAGCAACGCAAACACTAGTTGCTTTGGTCTAGCGTTTAAAACAGACGGTACTAAGATGTACGTTTGTCACAACGCTGCCGTGTATGAGTATAGTCTATCTACTGCATGGGATATAACTACGCTATCTTACACAACGTCTTTTTCAACAAGCAGCCAAGATGCTGGTTCAGTAGAAGTAGACTTTTCTGGTGACGGAACAAAAATGTTTTTGATGGGAATTTCACAATCAGGCACCGCTGTTCGTGGTTTTATATACCAATATGATCTTTCTATCGCGTGGGATATATCATCCGCCTCGTATTCTAACATCTCATTTTTAACAACTTCTCAGGACATATATGGAGAAGGTATGTGTTTCGGAGATTATGGTAAGACAATGTATTTTGTTGGGACAGAAACCGACACAGTTTATCAATATTCAACAGAGGCATAATAAAAGGACAAATAAATGGCAATCAATTTTCCAAATAATCCTGCAGACGGACAACAGCTTACTCAAAGCGGTATAACTTATACTTATAATGCTACAAAAAGCTATTGGAAAAGCGTAGCTAGTTCTTCTGGAGGAGGCTCACTAGAAGCAACTGCATCTGGTGCGTTGGCGAATGGTGATAAGGTCGTTGTAAATTTTGATGGCACTGTGAGTGTTGTGTCTGAAACCATCCCTACGGAAAGTTTGGGCAGTCCGACAGTATAAAATCGCAGGAGCTATTTCAAGCAACGTAAGTGCAAGTAGCGGGGGCGGAGAAAATAGTGCGATTACCAATATTCAAACTTGGTATTAAGTAATATACTACTACCATAAGAATATTTAAAACAAAATTTAATATTGACTATAGGTATTAAATATAGGAAAATAAATCATGGCAAACAATAATTTTAAACTCATATCCTCTAGTAGTATTAGTGATACTACAGATTCTTTAATAAATACCGCAGCTACTGCGTCCACTATGGTTATCCATTCTGTATATTTGACTAACGTAGGGTCTTCTCTTACTTATGCAAATGTAAAAATAACAGATACTAGTGCAAGTGCTAGTACTCATATAGCGTATAATACTCCTATTAATTCAGGAGATACTTTAGTGTTAGATAAGCCTTTAAACTTAGAAACTGGAGATTCTTTATATGTTCGGGGGGCTACTTTAGAAGTGACTGTAAGCGCATTGGAGATTAGTTAATGTACCTTAAATCTCTCTCTGATAAAGTAATTACAATACATCCTAGTAATACTTTATCTGATAACACCAATAAACTATATAATATAGCAAATACTCTTTATTTTAATGGCACAGCATTAGGAGATGTTGATGTTGCTAATACTTGGGTAAATGCTAACGATCATATAACTTTTTTTAATGCTTCTTATCTAGTAGATCAAGTACAAAGTAATGTATATTCAGTATATTCTACAGACAGAGTTTTAGAAGGTAATACTATTTTTTCTAATGGTAAGGTAGGTATTGGACTTTCTACTCCTGAAACCTCTTTACATATGTTAGGTGTTGGTGATAACTCAAGCAGACTTCAAATAGACCAATATAACACTGGAGACGATTCTCCAGATATTTTAGTAAGACGCGCTTCTGGCTCTTTAGCCTCTCCTGCTGCTACAGATAGTGATGATAGATTTTTTAGAATAAACACTCAAGCATATGACGGTGCTAACTGGCAATTAGTAGGAAGTTTACGATGGGATGCTAATGGTACTGATGCAACTCCAAATAGTATATTTGCTATTCAAACTAGGGTGTCTAATAGTATTGAAGATAGAATAGCTGTTGTAGCGGACGGATCTGTGAAATTAAGTAACGCTTTCCAACTTCCTAATACTGATGGAGCGAACAATCAAGCTTTAATTACTGATGGTAGCGGTACGGTAACTTGGAGAGATGTAGCTGTTGATACAGCCGCGCTGCATGCAAATGATTATAATACTTATACTACAGTTTTAGGGGTTATTGATACAGTACAAGATAATGTTGCTTCTGCTTTAGATGATGCGTATTCTAACGACTTTTTTACTTATAACGCAGTTTCCATTTTGATTGATACGGTACAAGCTAATTTAACTGCATTACCCAATTCAGCAGCTAATGATTATGCAACGTATTTAACAGCTTCAGCTAATGATCATACTACTTATTTAACATCTGCAGCTAATGACCATACTACTTATTTAACAGCCTTAGCTAATGACTATGCTACTTATCAAACATCTGAGGCTAACGATCATGTTACTTATTTAGCCACAGCAGCTAATGATCATGCAACCTATTTAACAGCTTCAGCTAATGATCATGTAACCTATTTAGCTGCACTAGCTAATGACCATACTACTTATCTTAATACTTCTTCTAATGACTATGCTACTTATACTGAGGTAACAGCAAATTTATATAATACATGGGTAACAGTAAATACTGCTATAGATCTATTAGATGGTAATTCTTCAAGTAGCACTACTGATCTTGTAAATGGTATTACAGGTGCTAACGCTAATATTTATAATACGTATGTATCAGTTTCAGGACTTGTTGATACGGTACAAGCTAATTTAACTTCTGTTATTGGGGCTGCACCAACTACTTTAGATACTTTAGCAGAAATTGCGGCCGCTTTAGAAAATGATGCAAATATTGCTGTTACTCTTACAAACCAAATAGGAACTGTTAGTGCTAATACTGCTACCAATGTTACTAATATAAATTTAGTACAGTCTAATTTATCAGCATTACCAGATAGCGCAGCTAACGACCATGTTACTTATTTATCTGCTTTAGCTAATGATCATGTTACTTATTTATCTGCTTTATCCAATGATCATGTTACTTATTTAGCTACATCATCTAATGATCATGTAACTTACTTAGCAGCCTCAGCTAATGATCACGTTACTTATTTAGCGGCATTAGCTAATGATCATAATGCTTATACTACAGTAACAGGCCTTATTGATACAGTTCAATCTAATGTTAGTGCTATCGATGCTGACTTTATTGAAACAATTAGGCCTGCAGAAACTGTAATTAATGTTAATTCTGCTACTGGCAGTGTTTATACCTTTATAGGAGATGGATTTCCCAGTGCTTCTGGAGACAATCCAGATATTTATGTAACAAGAGGTAAAACATATAAAATAAATAACTCTTCTTATGCTTCTCATCCTTTAGTTTTGAGACTAGAAGATGGTGGTAGTGCTTACACTGATGGAGTTTCAGGTGCTGGGAGTGCAGAAGTTATATTTACTGTTCCTATGAATGCTCCTAGCTCGTTAGTATATCAATGTACTGCCCATGCTGCAATGGTAGGTAATGTTATTGTAGGCACTGGAGAGACAGTAGATGCAGATGCCTTAGTGCCTTCAGCAAACTTAACTGGGTATATTGGTAATGCTACTTTTACTTATTCTACAGGAAGTTTTAATGACTTAACTGTTAGAGCTAATTTAGAAGTACAAGGTACTATTACTGAAACTTCTTCTATAGCTTTTAAAGAAAACGTATCAACTCTCGATTCTCAGTTAGATAAAGTTTTGTCATTAAGACCAGTTGGATATAATAAAATATATTCTAGTAGTTATGAAGTAGGTCTTATAGCAGAAGAAGTAGCTAAAATTATTCCTGAAGTAGTAACTGAAGGAAATACTTCTATTCAATATACAAGACTTGTTCCCTCTTTAATTAAATCTATTCAAGAACTTCATGATGAAATAAAAGAGCTAAAAGCTAAACTACAAGAGAGATAAAACCTATGGCAGTTATAAAACCTGACAGTACAGCAGGAGGAGCTCCTATAAAGTCAATAGGTGACTTTGCTGATATACAAGCAAATCAGTTTAATCAAAATTATGCAAGTTTTGATACCCTTAGAGTTTTAAGTCTTTCCAATGAAACTGATAATTATCAAATTTATGAATTAAATGAATCTAATCAAGTATCAGAAGACGCTTTTTCTAATAATGTTAGCTACACTATTACTTTATCTTCTAATGTATTAGAGGAAGGCAGTAATATAACTGCTAATATTTCTACTGCAGGTGTGGATGAAGGTACTACTTTATATTGGGAAGTTGACGCTAATCAGCAAGATTTTATTAATTCTAGTGGTAGCGTAGTTACTGTAGGACTTTATGCAGATATTCTTTTAAGTGCTAATGCTGATACAACTACTGAAGGAGTAGAATACGCTAACTTAGTTATTCGTACAGGCAGTGCTTCTGGAAGTATTGTTGCTACTTCTTCTACTATTACAATCTCAGATACTAGTGCAACTCCTTTTGGAGTAGAACACTTTACGTCAACAGGCGGTAGTACTTGGACAGCTCCTTGGAATGTATATTCTGTATCTGTGTGCTGTATTGGTGGCGGAGGTGGAGGATCTGCTTCTGTTGGTACTTCAGGAGGAAATGCTCCAACTTCAGGAGGAGGCGGTGGAGGAGGATTAGCCTATAAAAATAATATTTCTGTTAATCCTGGTCAATCTTACACTGTTTACGTAGGTGCAGGAGGTAATAAGGGTACTAGACAAGGAGCTAATAATGGGGGAACTGATGGCGTTACGAATGGTTCTTCCGGTCAAGATAGTTGGTTTCTTACTTCTGGCACTGTAAGAGGTGGTGGAGGAGGAGGCGGAAGCGCTCAGGTAGGTCAAGGCGGTAATTATACAGGTGACGGTGGCAGCTCTGGGCGACAGGGCAGTCTTGCTTCTGGCGGTGCTGGAGGTGGGGGTGCGGGTGGATATGACTCTCAACTAAACGGTGCCGGAGGTAATGGATATAGTGATGGATATACGGGACAACCACCTTTTTCAAGAACTGGAGGTTCTGGAGGAGGAACTTATACTCATGGCCAAGGAAGCACTGGGCTGAGTGGAACATCCGTAAATAAAACTGGAGGGTTGGGTAGTGCAGACGTTACTCTAAACCCTGACGGCTCAACCGCAAACACTACAGCATATGGTGGAGGTGGCGGTTATTCAGCAATGTATGCCTACTTCTCTAATGGAGGAAGTGGAGGAGATGGTAAGTCTGGTATTGTAACTATTAGATATGGTACTGATAAGGATTATCCATAAGATTTAGTATAGTAATTTAGGAGATAAATTTGGCAGATTTAGCATCAAACACAACTGTTGGAGGATCGTCTATAGTTGACCTATTAGACAGTACTTTTTTTGTAGGAGAAAGTATAAATACAGATAATTTTAATGGTTATGTTCAAAGAGGCACTGTAGTGGTACGAGCTTCTAATGGGGCTATTTGTTTTGGAAGATTAGTGGCTCAAGGTACTTTTACTGTTACGACTAGTAGTAACACAGTGAATGAAGGCAGCACAATAACTGTAACAGTAGACACTACTAATATTTCTGATGGGATATACTATTGGACTGCTAATAGACCTGAAGACGTAGTCACTGCTAATGGCAGTTTTTCAATTTCAAACAATCAAGGTAGTTTTAATGTGACCGCCCTTGCAGATCAAACTACAGAAAGTGGTACTGAAGAGCTTATCGTAAGTATACGAAAAGATAGTATTACAGGAGAAGTAGTCGGTAACTCAGGGCCCGTTACTATTTTAGATACTAGTCAAGATCCTGTAGAAGGAGAAGCTTTATTTCTTACTACTGGAACTCACTATTTTACAGTGCCTAATGTAACTCATATAGGGTGTGTTGCTGTAGGCGGAGGTGGAGGCGGAGCAGGCGGTGGATCGCCTAATACCGCCGGTCAGTCAATTCAACAGTATGGCTTAGGAGGAGGCGGTGGAGGATTAAACTATAATTGGAGCAATCCTCCTGCAGGAGAAGTTTTAACTGTTTTTGTAGGCGCAGGAGGCAATGGTGGATTTGCAGGTCTAGGTGCTGGTGGCAGTGGTCAAGCATCTTATGTATCAAGTCCTTCTTTAGGACAAATAGTCTGGGCTGGTGGAGGCGGAGGTGGTCCGGGAGGCACCAGTTATAGTGTGGGTAATGCAGGTAGTTGGGGGGTTGGAAATAGTCCATCAATAATACAGGCTAGCTATCATGGTGGAGGTAATGGCGGCTATGGAGGTCCTCGTGGAGGGGGCGGAGGCTCTGGTGGTGGAGGAGGTGCCGGAGGGTATCAACAAGTATCAGGCAGGTCAGGAGGTCAAGGCGCTTCTTATATCTATAATTCAATTTATGGTGGAGGCTATTCTGGTGCAGGAGGCGGAGGAACCGGTGTTGGTTTTGCTACAACCAATTTAGTATTAGGTGGCGGGGGTACAGGCGTAGAGGCAGGATTGGGTCCCTCGGGTGCAAAACTTTCAGATGGAGCTAGTCAAATGGGAAATCCTGGATCTTACGGTAATGATCAAAATTACGGCGGCGGGGGTGCAGGCAATGGAAGGGCAAGTCAGCTGAAGCCAGGCGCTCCGGGAGGACAAGGAGTAGTTAGAATTATTTGGAGCGACACAATTACTAGACGTTTTCCTAGTACAGCAACTTCAAATAGTTATGGAACTATAACTGTGGTATAATATGGCAGAATTAAAATCAAACTCAACTTTAGGTGCAAACTTAATAGCAACAGAAACTTCTGTTGCTTTACAAAAGATTGTTGATATCCCTTGGGATAATACTTTTTCTACTTCTTTACTAATAGCATATAGAAGCAATGGTGCTCTTACATGGCACGGATCAGATGATAAAACAGTACTAATAACCTCTCCTCCCATATATTCTCCTGCTGATTATATACTATCTAGTAATATTAGCTCTGTTTCAGAGGGCGATTCTGTACAGTTTGATCTAACAACATATAAAGTTAGTGATGGTACTGTGCTTTATTACGATGTTGAAAGTCTTACTGGAAACGTAACAGCTAATGATTTTTCAAGCGCTGCTTCTGGAAATTTTAATGTTACCGCTAATTCAGGAAATGTCATACTAACTTTGGCAAACGACAGAACGACAGAAGGTACTGAAAGCTTTAAACTACGAGTTAGAACAGATAATGCTTCTGGAAATATAGTAGCCAGCAGTAATGTAATTGTAATAGATGTTAGTTTGGATCCTACATATACACTATCTTCTAACTTAAGTTTAGTACCTGAAGGTTCTAATGTTCTCGTAACTCTTACGACGACAGGAGTAGATCAAGGAACCACAATTCCTTATACAATATCCGGAGTAACTACAGATGACTTTGATCCTGCACTTTCTAGTTTGACAGATAATTTTACTGCAGATTCTAATGGCTCTGATACTCTAGAACTATCAGTTGCTTTAGATGCAGATAGTTCTGAGAGTGAATCAATTATTGTTACTTTAGGAGCCACTGATAGTGCAGGATTTAGCACAGGATCTCCAAGCGTGTCGATTGCCATAGAACAGCCCATTTCAGGACAAAATGCATATACTTCTGCTGGAACTTATGAATTTATTGTTCCTGAGGGCGTATCTTCTGTAAGTGCTGTAGCGATAGGAGGAGGTGGTGGAGGATCAGGATTTCCTACAGGTACTTCTTATAAATGGCCAGGCTCTGGAGGAGGAGGCGGAGGTCTTGCATGGGCAACTTTTGATGTTACTCCAGGTGAATCTTTAGATGTTTTCGTAGGTAATGGCGGCGGAGGGGGACTAAACTCGTCAGGTACTCAACCGAAAAGCGGTAGTACAGGTCAAGATTCCTATATTAGTAGAAAAAGTGTTTATTCTCTATCTGATCTTACTTATACTAATAAAGTTTTCCACGCTAATGCTCAAGTATCTTCCCAAGAAGGAATTACTTTTAGTACTGACGGCTATAAAATGTATGTGGCATGTTACACACAAGATGCAGTTTTTCAATATGATCTTTCATCAGCTTGGGATATTAGTTCTGCATCATACGCCAATAAAAGTTTTTCAGTAGCTAGTCAAGATCCAGTTCCAAGAGATGTAAAGTTTAAATCGGATGGAACAATTATGTATGTTCTAGGTAGTTCTTCTCCAGATGGAATTTATCAATATACTTTATCAACAGCTTGGGATGTTAGCACTGCTAGTTACGCTAATAAATCTCTAGATGTAGAAAACGAAGATATTAACCCAAGTGGTTTTTCTTTTAATTCTACTGGTACTATAGTTTATATATGCTCTTATGCTGCTACTATTAATCAATATAACTTATCAACAGCTTGGGATGTTAGCACTGCAACATATTCTAGTAACAGCTTAACAGCGCCAAGCACTTATCAAAGTTATCAGGATTTGAATGTAGGTAAAAACGATACTAGACTTTTTGTAACAGGGTTTATACCTTCGGCATATAGCGGTACTGGAAACAACGCATGGTTAGTAAGAGAATACAGTCTTCCTGCAGACGGAGATGTTAGTAATGCCTCACTTTTATCAACAGTAGACCTGTATGGAGTTGGACCTAACTTACTAATAGGTGACGCTACCTGGAGTACTTCAGGTCATAAATTCTACACTTATTCAGCAAAGGCAGTATATGAATGGGATGCTGTTTCAAGTTCGACCCAAATTATAAAAGGAGGAGGAGGCGGTGCAGGTACTTGGCAGTATCAAAGTTATCAAACCATCTCTGGAGGTTCTGCTTATGCAAACACTAGCCTAGTTACTTCTTATGGATTATATAATGGCGGACAAGGTGGTCCTAGTGGAGGATTTAACAATACCGGCGGAGGTGGCGGAGGTGCTGGAGGCTATGCAAATGCTAATGTAACTATTTCTGGCACTTACTCACGTGGCGGAGGCAATTCAGGAGGTTATCAACAAGCAAGTAGTGGTTATCCAGGATCTGGAGGAGCTGCAGGCGGTGGCGGATTATGGCAAGGTGCTCCTGCAAACTCACCTGGTCGCGGAGGTGGCGGAGTTGGGATTTTAGGAAGAGGCTCTACTGGTGTTGCGACTGTTGATGGATTTGGAGAAGGCGGTAGTGGAGGCGCAAACGCTACTAATGCCTCTGGAGGTGTGTATGGAGGAGGGGGTGGAGCTCCCGGAGGACCTACAAATAATAGCGGAGGTGGCTTTGGCGGTTCTGGACAGAAAGGCGCCGTAAGAATTATTTATGGTTCAGGTAGGTCTTACCCTGATACAAATACAGCAGATCAATAATAAAGAAAGTATATAAATGAGTGCGTATTTTAAAGTTCCAGTCTCTAGACTAGTACAAAAACTACCAGACAAATTTGGTTTTAAGGAGTTTAATCCTAGTCAGTTAGCAATGCAAAAAGGGCTAGAAGAGCATAGATTTTGGACTCATATCTCCGCACGAAGAACAGGAAAATCTAGTGCTGCTTCTGTATTAGCTTTAGCTAAGCTTTTAGAACCTAATCAACAAGTGTTAGTAGTTGCTCCTGATTATAATTTATCTTCTATTATTTGGGACTATACTACTGAATTAATTAGCGTACTAGGTATCGAAACAAAAAGATTAAACTTAAAGGATAGAGTAGTTAGGCTAGTTAATGATAGTACTTTTAGACTACTTTCTGCCAATAATAGATCTACTCTTGTGGGACGTGCTGCAAATTTATTAATTGTAGATGAGGCTGCAATTATATCTGATGACGAATATTTTACTAGAGACTTAAGGCCTGCTCTTTCTACCTATGAAGGAAGTAGAGCTCTATTTATTTCGACACCTAGAGGAAAACAAAACTATTTATATAAGTACTGGCTGCGAGGAGAAGATGAAAAATATCCTGAATGGGGTTCTGGATTATTTCCTTGGCATGTTAATCCTTCTCTAAAAGAAGCAGATATATCTGAAGCTAAAAGAACTCTTCCTCCTAGTATTTTTAGACAAGAGTATCATTGTGACTGGGTGAGTTTTGAAGGTCAAATATATAAAGTAGATGATTCTGTTCATTTAATCGATACTTCTGAGATTATAACTCCCAAAGACGATAGATATACTTTTATAGCAGGGTTAGATATGGGATTCAGAGACGATACGGCTTTTATAGTTTTAGCTACTGATGGAACTAATTTTTTTGTAGTAGACGAGTATATAGCTAGTGAAGGTACTACTTCTTCTCATGCTGAAACTATAAGAGAAATGATAGATCATTGGGATATAGAAAATATTTATATTGATTCTGCCGCAGCTCAAACTAAAGCTGATTTAGCTTATGATTATGATATTTTTTGTGAGAATGCAGTAAAATCTGTAAATGATGGTATTAGTTATATTCAAGTATTAGTTCAAAATGAAAATTTATTTTTTGATATAGATAATACAACAAAAACTTATGCTAGTGTAAATGGGTATAGATGGAACACTAGAGGAGAAAAATCAAAACCCTTACATGATTGGACTTCTCATTGTTGTGATGCTTTACGTTATGCTATTTATTCTTATGCAAAATCATCTTCAGTAGGTATATATGGATAAAAATAATTTAAATCACCCTAAAAGAGGCTTATTTCCTATAAGAAAAAAGCATACATCTAAAACTTTGAAAAAAGATGTTAGAGCTCTAAGAGCTAATGGGTATCCTATACAGATAGCATTACATACGTTAGAGCCTGTAGAAAAGAAAAAGCCTACTGCAACTAAAATAAAAAGAGGATTAATTATAAAATCCCCTAAAAACTATACAATAAGAAAAGATACAAAATAAATTTTTGACTCTAAGCAAAATAAAATTTATAATTGGTAAAATGAAAGAATTAAAAAGACTTCCAGTTAAATATGTGAGAGATTTTATTAAAAAAGACTATACTCACAAAGATCACTGTTTTATATGTAAAAAAGAAAAAGATTTAGAATTACATCACTTATACAGTGTTTCAGAGCTTTGGAATGAATGGTTAGAAAAAGAAAAAATTGATAACTCCATATTAGACTATGATTTAATCAAAGTTCTAAGGGTTCGTTTTTACCAAGAAAATAAGCACTTGTTAGGGCCTGATAATTTATATACTCTTTGTAAAACACATCATCAAAGACTTCACAGTATATACGGTGCTAGGTATTCTAACTGGAGATCCAGCAAAGTTAAAACTTGGCTAGAGAGTCAGAGAGTAAAATTTGGAGAACACAATGGCAGGTCCCATCAGTTGGATACGAGAAAAACTTAATCCTATTCAGCCCTATTTACGAAGTCAAGAACCTTTAGTTCACCCTGATAGTAATGTAGATTTTAGAGCTGCGTATGACAAAGTTGAAATCGTACATAGATGTATAGAAATGATAGTTAATGCTGTAGTGAGCATACCTTTTGCAATAGAGCCAGGTAATCAAGGCGGCCCTGTTAAAAAAGTTAGTAAACTATTAAATGCAAGACCTAATCCTTTTGAAGATAGAACCCGTTTCATGCGAAGAGCCGTAATGGATTTGCTGTTAGATGGTAATGCTTTCTTCTATTATGATGGTACAGATTTATACTTACTTCCTGCTAATGATATAGAAATAGAAACAGATTCTAAAAGATTTGTAAAAGGCTACAATTATATGTTATCAGGGGGAGAAGCCTCAAATAGTTCAGGATTTCAACCTTATTCAAGTTCTGCTCCTTATTCCTCTGCAGGGACTGCAAAACCTAAACAACAACAAAATATTCATTTTGACTCTACAGAAGTTATTCATATTAAAGACGATAACGATGAAAGTATTTTTAGAGGTAAAAGCAGATTAAGATCTTTATCAGATTTAATTAATTTATATTATGCTCTATTAAAATTTCAAAGACAGTTCTTTAAGAATAACGCAATTCCAGGAGTTGTTTTAACTACTGACACTGTTCTTAGCGCAAAAGTAAAAGAACGTTTATTACAAAGCTGGAGAAATACTTATACTACTATATTCGACGGCGCCAGAAATCCTGCCATATTAGATGGTGGATTAAAAATAGATAAATTTAGTGATATAAATTTTCAAAACTTAGATTTTGAAAACAGTGTTGAAAGATTACAACAAGATATGGCTAAAGCATTAGGAGTTCCTTATACTCTACTTAAAAGCGGTAATAATGCTAACATATCTTCAAATCAAGTACTATTTTATGAGCACACTATTATTCCTATAGTAA